GTATTTAAAGAAACAGTATGGGGTGTACGTGCATTAATGCGTATACTCTTAGTTTATCGTTTTCATCATAAAAAGTATACGACTGATGATATCATCTCAAGATGGGCTCCTCCTAGTGAAAATGATACAACTGCTTATATAAATTTTGTTTGTAAAGAAACAGGATTTAACCCTATGGATAAACTGGAAAATAGTATGGAACACTATTTACCTTTAGTTAAATCTGTAATTAGAATGGAGAATGGTCAACAACCATTTAAAGATGAACTTTTAGTTGAAGGGATGTATAAAGCATGGGATGGATTTCCGACAAATTCCTCGGCTTCTTAGAAACTTATGGTGGAAAAATTTCAAGTTGGGCATGGGATAAACGATGGAAAGATAAAGATCATCTCCGTCATATTGGCACCAGAACAGGTAAAATTTACACTATAAATAAGAAGACTGGAGAGAGAAAATAATATATGTGGTTTAATTTATTAGGTCTAGCAGCAAAGACAGGTATGCATGTCTATCAAAATAGACAGAATCAAAAAAGATTAATGTCTGATGCTGCTTTATTACATGCAGAACGCATGGCTCAGGGAAAAATTGAATACAAGGGACAGATTTTAACTGCCCACGAAAAAGGCTGGAAAGACGAACTGGTCCTTGTCATAATTTGTTTGCCCATAGTACTCATCGCCTGGTCCGTATTTAGTGGGGATCCTGCAGCTCAAGAGAAGCTCGATCTCTTTTTCTTTTATTTCGGTAACCTTCCTACATGGTTTGTCTGGTTAACTGTAGGAATATTTGGAAGTATATATGGTTTAAAACCAGGACTAGATATGTTCAAAAAGAAATAGATGACAAAACCAGATTACCAAGAAATTATTAACGAATACAAAGAACAGGTTAGAAGCCTAAGAGCTCAAGTCTCAGAACTTGAAGATGCAGGTAAATCAAAAGACGCTGCACTCAAACGAGCATTACAGAAATTAGAATACACGACTGACGATTTAGACAAAGCTAACATAGAAATTTCTGATGCTACAAAACAAGACCTGGAAAAAACCAAATCAAGAATTTAAAGCTGGATCATGCCAATGGTGTGGTAGAGAACTGCATAGTACTGATGCATTCGTAGTTTTTGCAACTAAGAAGACTTCCTGTTTGAAGTGTTATCATAACTCAGGAGCTTCATTACCAATGTTTAGAAAGGGTTAAGATGAGTAAATGTAATAAGTGTGATCATATATGCCACTGCGGTATGGGTAATGACCATAGAATAACCACAGGTTGTGGTTGTGATGGCTGTAATTGTGGAGTAGTAGTAGAGGGTAATAGCGGCGGCGGCGGGGTAGTAGTTGATGATACCAATGAATGTGAATCATGTCAATAAGGAGAACATATGTATAAAATATTTTTAACACTAATGGTTGTATTATTTGTTGTAAGTGCTTGCTCAATAGGCAAGAAATGTACTTACACTCAGGATGGTACAAAAATTAGTAGCTGGGTATGGGTTTATAAAGATAAACCAATCGACCTAGATAAAAACAACTGTGGCTAAAAAAGGTAAACCAATGGATCTAAAAGACAAAATAATTGGTATGGCTCTTGCTGCCCTCATTGCGTTGGTCGGCTGGAATCTTCACGAAACTTAAATTCAGAAGAACTCTTCTTTCGTTAAACAAAAACTTAAACAGATAAAGAAGAAGCAGAATAAGAAGACTATTGATAAACAAATCAAAAAGAACAATAAAAAAAAGAAAAAAAAGAACCTAGTCATTCAGTAGAACCAATACATAAGGAGAGGGGAAATGTATTTCGTTTACTTAGAATCATTTTTAAAATCATTACGCAACTCTGGGATATTTCATAAAAAATTTCTAGACTGCGATATAAAAAGCTGGCTTGTTGCTATGCTTTGTATGACTGCTTTACTCTTTTTACTAGGTTGTGAAAATACAAGACACTCTGTTGGCGTTACTGCTAAACCTTTTGCTAAAGGTGATAAAATGGAAGATAGTATTAAATTGAATTACAAGATTATTTTTGGGAAAGTACGCCCTAAAGAAGACGATGACGATTAATGAATAAATGTAAAAATTGTAATTGTCTTTGTCATTGTTCTTTAGAAGAACATTCTGATATGGATGGAGTTTGTTCCTGTATTGCTTGTGCATGTGATGACAAATCATCCGTATGATATGCTAGTAATGGCGATGTTTATATTTATCACTCTTTACTTAGTTATAGATTTTATTTTTTAGATTATTATCCTAGACTTAGGTTTTGATTCTTCTTTAGGTTCACCAAATACATTAAAACTAAAAGATCTACGTTCTCCCTTTGTCCTAAAGGGATAAACCATATGATACATCCACCAAGGAAAGAGATAATAATCTCCAACCTTTGGTCGAATTCTCACTGTATTAGTTGAAAATAATTGAACTTGTCCATATTGCATTTCAATACCTCCTGCAGTTGGATAATGATCTTTATCTTCTCTATCCCATTCTTTTTGTATACCTTTAGGTAAAGATAAATATCCTACGCAGGACATATGACAGTTCGTATGATAATGTAATGGATTAAAATCTCCATCAAAAGTTCTTACATACCAAGCTGATTTAAATATTATTTTTTGAAGTTCTTTAGAATTATCAGGATGTGCTTCTATAAAAGCAGTAGCAAGTTTCTGAAAATAAGGAGCCCATTTTTCAAATACTTCAGGACTAATAAGTAATTCTTGTTTAACATTACCTACTAAGTCATCAGAGAAATCATGAGTTTTTTTCTTAACTTTATGATCCATAAGATATTCACAATCTTTATTAAAATCATCAATAAGTTCTTGAGGTAATTTACAATGACCAATGGATGGACCAAAAGGTCTATAGATTTTGAGCTCTTTATTCTCTTGGTTAAGTTTACTAAAGTGTCCCACTATAGTCTCTCTCTTTAATCATTTCTAAGTAGTGAATAGCTTTATCAATATCTTTCTCTTTACCCTTCTTACGATGTCGACAGATATATTTAATCGCACACCCCTCTGCGAATCCTAAATCATTTTCATTTATAAACTGAGCAGGTTGGATTTTCATTCCTTTATAATGGGATCCATCTACCTGTCTTTCCAACGAATCATAGGTATAACCCTTAAACATACCCTTATCAGTCATTCTTTTTTTTCCACTCATTATATCCCTTAATCCACTCTGCATGAGATGTCTCTTTATTAGAATCTAAGTTTAAACTTTTTCTTATACTTCTTTCTAGGTTTAAATATATTAACATAATGTAGGATTTTATCTTGCTGAGATGTGATTTGAAACTTACCTTCTTGAGTAGCTCTTTGAAATTTTTGATAGGCATACTTTGGATTTACATCAGCATAATTACAGGTTTCTTTAAAGTCTGAAGAATATCTAGAAAACCAAGAGATTGCCAAGCGTTTACACTCCAGATAGTTTTTTCTAAGTCCATTATATGTAGCATCTGTTATAGCTTGAGCAATCACTGCTTGCCATAACATAAGCTCAGGACTCCTTTCTTGATTCTCTTTTAGGATTGATGCTCTTATCTGTGTTCTGAACATTCTCTACTTCATAAGTTACTCTAGAATTTCTCATACCATCATCCCTCCAATTAAAACCTTTTAAATCTAATTTCTTAAATATTTTTACAGAATCCTCATCATCTATTGCTGTTAGATATACTTCTGTTGTCATGGGTAACCAAACCCATACTTTAAACTTATAGATCATATGTTATGTTGTCTTCGACTTGCCTCTAACGTTCTAAAGATATCAATGACTAAACCCTCTTTATCTCTTTTGTTCTCTAGGGTGGTTGCACCGACTTCAGCATCATATAACTCACGTATCGCTTTGTTATATTCTTCTGACGCATAGTAAAGTTGTTCTTTAGCTGAGATAGACTTAAGTGTTGTATCAGCTGTAATGAATAAGGCTTTGATTCTCTTGAGTTGTCTCTCTAGATATTTGACGTTAGCTGTTACTTCCGCATGCTTCTCGTCTGTCTCTGCTAGGTACTGCAAGGATTTTTCTAATCGTTCTTCGTTTATCATGGTATCCAGTCTCCTTTGTTATTCTTACAATAATAAACAATTATTTCAACTCCTTTGTAGTTAAATGTATTCTTATCTTCATTCTTATCTTCATTCTTATCAATTACCCTATAGAAAGCAGTTTCACAAGTTACTTTATTTAATGCTAATCCCACGGGTATTTTTGCTACTTCTCCATTTAATAAATGAAGAAAAATTGCTATTAATTCCATTGTGATTCCTATTGATTAAACCAGACGGGAGTATGACTATAACGTACTCCTTGTTTTCTTATGAACTCCCGCCCAGTTAAGCTACATCGAAAGGATCTGATATAGCTATTCGGTTAAAACGGAGCCTTATCTCCGTCATACTCAGCAGACAATATCTTTCTCACATAATCATCTACCTTGTTAAAGTCTACTTCTTTACCAGACTGTATGGAAGCTGCTAATAAATTACTCATTGTTAATCTATATTTTTCCTTCCATTGTTCAGTTGGATCTCTGGTAGTTGGTCCAGTAACTGCACTATAAGTTGCAGGTTTTATACTATCTGTACTTACTACTGCATCTTTATCTAATAGTTCAACTGATTTAGCAGTTTGATAGTACTTACCATTTTTACTTTGACGCATAGGTTCAGCTGTTATTTTTAGCTTTGCACCTTTCTGCCAACCTTCAGCACCTATTGCTTCACCATAAACAGTCATATCAGTACCATCATCTTTGGTAACGTAAATACTATATTTACCGCCACCATCTCTTGATGGATATGCTACCTTATGTGAGCATTCAAATGTTTCTAGTTCCATTTTATTTCTCCTATTTATTTGTTTTACTATACTTCCGATCCTTTGCATAGATTACCTATACATTAGTTCATGCCCTTTTTAAAGGCATCATTCCACAATTTAGTTGCAAATATCTTGGCTCCTGGTGAGCCCTTCCATCTGAAATTGTCGAATGTCAAAGGATACATTCGTACAATGTCTTCCTTTGTTATCGCTAGTGTTAGAATATGTTCTATGGTCTTAAAAGCCTGTATCATCTGTTCTAGATAACCAACTCTATCTCCAAGATCTGCTGCATATGTATCTTTATACGAACAATATAACAGCATAGTATTTTTCTTGAAGAGTTCACGATATAAAAATTGTTGTCTTAAATCAGCATCCTTTGGATACCATTTAGGATCAACATGACCTGCTTTTAATCTTCTGATATAGGCTGTAGCTTTAGTATCTACAATCCATTCTTTAAATTCAAAGTCAGTCTTACCTATTACATCGTACTTTAAACCATACTCCTTTCCTGGAACTTGTTTCTCATTCTGATAAGACATCAAGTCTCCAAATTGTAATAACTCTATCACAAAATTCTTAGCTATCATTCCAGACCATTCACACTCAGGATCATCTTCTGATCCTTTATATTTTGTAACGTATTTATCTTTAGCTAATTTTATGATAGTTTCATC